TATTTATAATATGGGAGATTTTATATGCGTGTGATTGCAATAGGTGGCGAACCAGGTGCTGGTAAGTCTACGTTGATGAAAGAAATTCTCAATAAGTATGGTTTCATTCCCAAGTTTGATCAAGTAAAGTTAGTTCCCTATCATCAGGCAGGTCTTGCTTATATTCTCGGTAAGTATGAAGAGGGTGAAACCTTTTCTGGCACTGACCGTATGTCAATGGCTGTTCAGCCAGAAGCAATTAAATTTCTAGCAAGTTTAGATAAAGATGCGGTTGTTCTTTTCGAGGGCGACCGTCTTTTCACATCATCGTTCCTTGAACATTGTGTTGAGAACTATGAAACTGAGATCGTTTATCTAGAAACTGATAAGGCTGTACGACAAGAGCGTTATAAAGAGCGTGGTAGTAATCAGAACGAAACTTGGTTGCAGGGTCGTGAAACTAAGATTGCTAATATTCTTTCTAACATGACTCTTATGTTTAATACAGTTAAAATGAAAAATAATAACAAGGAAGAACAAAAGGCTATTCTAAAACACATTGTGAATTTTGCGGAGGTGAAATGACTAAGACATATAGATTTGAGAATGGTGACTATTATGGTCAGCCGCTTTCTGCGTCGGGTGATATTTCTGGCGCAACTGCTTCAACTTGGCCGCCTAAATACAAGTATAAGGAAGACGAAATCATTCGTGACTTCCACGCCTATATAGATAAGACATATGGGCAGCATTATATGACTGAAGAAGAGAATATAGAATGTTTCGATGTGTGGCTTGCTCTTGGTGATTCTATGCCTACCTTCCGAAACACTGCTATCAAATATCTTTGGCGCTATGGCAAAAAGCATGGCAGCAATAAAGATGACTTGCTTAAAGTCCTTCATTACGTTATAATGATGTTGTACGCCGATCATTATAAGGACAAGAAATGAAGACTTTAGAGGAATATGAAGAAGAGAAAAGAAAGCTAAGATTTGAACATGGCACTGGTATTCAGTGCCCAGCTTGTGGTGATGAGTTAGTTGTTTCTGATCCTGGTATGATCTTAACAACTTATCCTCCTCGTAAAGCAGTTCATTGTCCAACTTGTAAATATCATAATACTATTACAGCATAAGAAAGGTATATTATGGAAATTAAGATCCCAATTGAAAAACTAAGAGAGCGTAAGTTGTTTGTGGCCACGCCAATGTATGGTGGTCAGTGCGCAGGTATGTTTGCTCGTTCATGTGCGGATTTGTCCGCTTTGTGTACGCAGTATGGTATCCCACTTCAGTTTTATTATTTGTTCAATGAGTCGTTGGTTACTCGTGCACGTAATTATTGTTGCGATGAGTTTATGCGTTCAGAAGCACAGCATATGATGTTCATTGACTCAGACATCGGTTTTAATCCTCAGGATGTTATTGCACTAATGTCACTACAGGCTCTTGAAGAAGAGAAGTATGATATCATTGGTGGTCCATATCCTAAGAAGTGTATCTCTTGGGAAAAGATTAAGCACGCCGTTGATAAGGGTGTTGCTGATGATGATCCAAACGTTCTTGAGCGTTTCGTTGGCGATTACGTCTTCAATCCAAAGGGCAATCAGAGTTCGATTCCAATCTCAGAGCCAGTTGAAGTTCTAGAAATCGGAACTGGATTTATGATGGTTTCTAAGAAGGCTATGACTAAGTTCTATGATTCGTATAAGGATCAGTATTCTTATAAGCCAGATCATGTCCGTACTGAGCACTTCGATGGTAGCCGTGAGATCCTTCAGTTCTTCCAGGCAGAAATCGATCCAGTTTCTAAGCGTTATCTTTCAGAAGATTATTGGTTCTGTCAGAAGGCTCATGCAATTGGTCTAACAACTTGGTTCTGTCCATGGATGAAGATGCAGCATGTTGGAACTTACATCTTCGGCGGTTCGCTTGCTGACCTTGCTTCTATTGGTGCTTCAGCTACTGCTGATCCAGGAGCATTGAAGTCAAAGAAAATGATGAAGTCGAAGAATAAGTGAGAAGGAGAAATATATAATGAAGATTGATGTAGATACAGTTAATGTTTTGAAGAACTTCGCCAAGATTAATCCATCCATTGTTGTTCAGGAAGGTAATGTTCTAAAGACCATTTCACCAACCAAGACAATCATGGCCAAGGCAAAGGTCAAGACTGACTTCGGCCAGCGTTTTGCGATTTATAATCTTGATCGCTTTATTTCAACTCTAAGTTTGTTTACTGATCCAGAACTAAAGTTTGGCGATAAGTCAGTTGACATTTGTGACAACACTCGTAAGACGCATTATGTTTATGCTGACGAGTCAACTGTTACAAAGGCTCCAGAAAAGGAAATTAATCTTCCTTCGGTTGATGTTACTTTCCGTTTGACTAATGACACTCTAAAGGATGTCGAGAAGGCTGCTGGCATTCTTGCTCTTCCAGAGATTGTTGTTATGGGTGATGGTAAGAACCTTTACCTTCAGGCAGCTGATTCCAAGAATCCTTCCGGTGACGTTTATTCTATTCAGATTGGCGACACTGATAAGGCATTTAAGGCAATCTTTAAGGCTGAGAATATTAAGATCATTCCTGGCGATTATGATGTTAATATTTCATCAAAGGGCATTTCCCACTTTGTTCATGATGATGTAGAATATTATATTGCAGTTGAGTCAAGCTCAACTTTCTAACTTGAATGGGGGACTTCGGTCCCCCTCTTTTTGCTATGGAGATATATTATGTTTAGGCAAATCCCTGGTGGATTGATTATCTCAACCTTGTTCGGTGATGAAGTTGCCACTAAGAAATGTAATACTTGTTACGAGGTAAAATATAAACATGAGTTTTATATTGAATCTGTTTCCAAAAGAAGAAACGCAGAACAAGTAAGAAATCAATGCATAGAATGTTGGGATAGGTTTAAAGGCGATGCCGGATGGGGTCGTCGTGTTTTGGAATGTGAAGCGTTGGAGAATGTATAATGAATGAAGAATTCCTTTGGACTGAGAAGTATCGCCCAAAAACTATTGAAGAAACTATTCTTCCTTGTGATCTTAAAGCAACATTCCAACAGTTTGTTGATCAAAAGAATATTCCTAATCTAATTCTAGCAGGATCAGCAGGTGTCGGTAAAACGACCGTAGCACGTGCTATGCTTGAGCAGTTGGGTTGTGATTATATTGTAATTAATGGATCTATGAATGGTAATATCGACACCCTCCGAAACGAAATCCTCAACTTTGCCTCAAGTGTTAGTTTGTCTGGCGGGAGAAAATACGTTATCCTCGACGAAGCTGACTATCTCAATGCCAATTCTACACAACCCGCTCTTCGTAACTTCATGGAGGAGTTCTCAAGAAATTGCGGATTCATCCTTACGTGCAACTTCAAGAACCGTATCATTTATCCTCTTCATTCTAGATGTTCTGTAATTGATTTTAAGATCAGCAAGAAGGCTATTGCTAAACTTGCCACTCAGTTCTTCAAGCGAGTAACTTTTATTCTTAATGCAGAAGGCGTTGAGTTTGATAAGGCTGTTGTTGCAGAAGTAATCAATAAGCACTTCCCAGATTGGCGTCGTGTTCTTAATGAGCTTCAGCGTTATTCAGCGACTGGTAAGATTGACTCTGGCATTCTGGCAAACATGACAGAGGCTTCAATCAAGGATCTTATCAAACTAATGAAGGATAAGAATTTTCTAGAAGTTCGTAAGTGGGTAAAGAATAACCTAGATACTGACGTCAATTATCTTTATAATCAGTTCTATGATATTTCTGCAGAAGCAATGACTCCAATAAATGCTGCTCAGCTTGTATTGATTCTAGCACAGTATCAATATCAAAATGCATTCTCTGCTAATCCGGAAATCAATTTCATGGCTTTCCTTGTCGAAGTTATGAAAGAGTGCGAGTTTAATTGATGGCTAAAGCTAAATTCCTAAACGTATTACTAGAGGAAAGAGATCCAGAGAAAGAGGCAGTTGGTTTCTTTGGTAATTGGGCAAAGCATTCAATTGAACAAAAGCAAAAGGAGAGGTATGACTGGCGTTATGAGAATAGCATCACTAAGGGTAAGAAGCAAATAATTGATGGTGACTATTCTCAGTGGCGAACTAATAACGTCATTGCAGGATATAGAGGTTTAACTAAGATTGTCAATGAGGTTAATATTCGCTATGGTATAACAGATCAAATGCATTACGATTATCTTTATGGTTCTGTTAGAAAGCAGAGTTATGAAAGAGCAAAAGCAGAAACTGATAAAGAAAAGAAGGATCGTAAGAAGCAAGAAGAACTCATAAACCTAATTTCAAACTATTATAAATATAATAATGTTCGCACCAAAGAAGTGTTAAAGATTCTTACGGCAGAACAGATTGAAATTATAAGAAATAAAAATAATAAAGGTGGAGTAAAATGAATGAACTTTTGGATTCTCTAGTTGAGGTGAAAATCGCCGAAGAAGAAGACTTTCTTAAAATTAAAGAAACACTTACACGTATCGGTGTCGCTTCTCGTAAAGAAAGAAAACTATATCAGTCTTGTCATATTTTCCATAAGCAAGGCAAGTATTATATTGTTCACTTTAAGGAAATGTTTACTATTGACGGTAAGCCTTCTAATTTCTCAGAAGAAGATAAAGGTCGTCGTAATAAAATAATTCAATTACTTCAGGAATGGAATCTACTAAAAGTAGTAGAACCAGAAAAGATTGCTGATCCATTAGCATCGATGAGTCAAATTAAAATCATCAATCATAAAGAAAAAGATGAATGGACATTAGAAGCTAAATATAATATGGGTCGTAAGAAAAAATAATTGAAGGGATATATTATGTGGCCATTTAAAATTGAGAAAAGACCAAATACTCCGGCAGAAGAAAAGTTAGAAATTATTAAAAACATTTTGTTTCCTCAACCTAAGTTGATGGAAGATATGGATGAAGGTGGGCAGTTCCATAAATGGCAAGTTGATTATTCTGCTGATATGAATTTGAACGCAGCATTGATCGATCTTCAAGAAGGTCATAATGACAAAGCTGTTCATAATACTATTATAGATATTGAAGATCGCCTTATTAGGGTTAGAGATGTTCTTGAAGAACATATGCAGATAAGTAAAGAAGCTGAGTATATAGTTGTTGAGAACTTGAAGGAAGAGGTCGATGAATGACGATAAACTGTATATCAAGTATTCAAAGATATTACCAATAGTATTAGAAGCAGTTATAGATTCTAGATTTAAGTATTTGAAAGAATTAGAATACGAAAATCATAGTCATGCAAGGCAAATACTAGAACAAGAGTATAAACCTGCAGTAGAAAAGCTCGAACAGATACTAGAAATTATCGCTTGACTTTTTTCTTCGAATAGGGTATTATCAGCATAGATAGGAGAAATCTATGTCTATGCGTATCCTTCCAGCCTATTATACGACGACTGTTAGTAAACGTAAGCAGAGCCGTAAGAGTAAGGCTAAGTCTAAGCTAGTCTCTGATCATGATAGATGGTTGTTATCAAAGGGTCTTCACCCGGATCAAATAAAATCTAAAAAAGACAAAAAATCGCTTGACTTATCGTTCCGGAAAGGGTATAATGAGTCTATGATGGTTGATCGTTCTACTCGCCATTACGACGACAAGGCGCTAGTAGCTGGTGATTGTTCGAAGCGAGATATTATGACTAACCTTCACAAAGAACCAGAGCACGTTCAGAAGGAGATCCTGAAGAAAGCGAGTCTGGTTATGCCGCTATATAACAAAGGCGGATTACAATATGCTGGTCCCGATGTCGATTTGACGACAGTAGGAACCAAATCTAGAAGAGGATGATATGGCTACGGTTAAGCTAAGTGACACATTTATGAATGTTTCGGATAGCGTTACAGTCAACCGTTACGAGAACGGTTGGATGGTCGAGGTTAGTGGTAACGATCAAGAAGATAGCTGGCAGAACAAAAAGTTTATCTTCGCTGATCTAAAAAATGTCTTTACTTTCCTCGAAGAATATAGTAAGATTAAGTTAAATTGAGACAGGGAGTTACGGATATGGACATGGTTCAAGTTCAGCTTCAGGATGAATCTGGTAATTGGCGTACGTATTCGTATACGCAGAATATCCCGTTATTGTATCGGGATAATATGCGACAGTTGCAGTGGCAGTTCCCTAATGCCCGTATTCGCACTGTCGATTCGAACGGTCGAGTAATCGACATCTTTTAAAATGGAGAAGTATATAATGGTTGCTAGCATTAGTAAGGTTGAGAAGGTATTTGAGGCTCTCGTTGGTCGTGGCGAGGAACTAACTGCTTCGCAGATTAAGACTCGCTACGGTGTTGCTAATCCGCATGACGCTGTTTATCAGATCCGTCAGATGGGTTATGCAATCTATCTAAACGAGCGCAAGAATTCAAAGGGCGAAACTGTTGCACGTTATCGTGCCGGTAAACCAAGCCGCAAGCTAATTGCTGCAGGTTATCGAGCACTGGCCGCTGGTCTATAAAAATCTTGAGACAACTTCGGTTGTCTCTTGATA